GCGCGACGTGGACTTCTTGTCGAAGAAAGAGGGCGCGGGGCGGACCAAGTACAAGTACGAAAACTTCGCCGACGTTCAGCGCGTCGTCGATCCCGTGTTCGCCACGCATGGCCTGAGCTACCGCTTCAGCGTCGAGCAGAAGGCCGATCAGGTCACCGTCGCCTGCATCGTCAGCCACGCGCTGGGCTACAGCGAGAAGACCAAGCTTGAGGCCAAGGTCGACCCAGGCGCGACCGGCATGACCCTGGTGCAGGCGCTCGGCTCGGCGCTCACCTACCTGCAACGCTATTCGCTGCGCGCCGCGATCGGGCTTGCCGCCGCCGTCGACGACGATGGGCAAGGCGCTGGCGGCTCATCGCCCAGGATCAGCGAGAGCCAAGCGACCGAGCTGCATCGGCTGATCGAAGAGAGCGGTCGATCGCAGGCAACGCTGCTCAGGCTCGTCGGCGTCGACGACATCGTTGACATGACCGTCGACCAGTGGGGGCGGGCCAAGGAGGTCCTCGACCTCGCCAAAGCCGAGAAGAAGCGCAATGCTCCAGCAAGGAACTGACGAGTGGCGCATGGCGCGCGTCGGCTCTGTCGGCGCCTCGGACGCGCCCAAGGTCGTGCGCCGCACCAAGACCGGCTACAGCGCCGATCGCGCCAACCTCATGGCCGACAAGCTGCTCGAACGGCTGACCAATCGTCCGGTCGAAATCTACAAGTCGCCCGCCATGCTGCGCGGCCTGCAGTTCGAGCCGGAAGCGCGGCTGCGCTACATGATCCAGAAGAACGTCGAGGTCGAGGAGGCTGGCCTCGATCCGCATCCGCGCATCAAGGGCGCGCACGCCTCGCCCGATGGCATTGTCGCGGGCGGGTTTGGTCTCGTCGAGATCAAATGCCCGCTCGCCGCAGCGCATCTCGACACGCTGCTCACCCAGTCGATCAGCAACGACTACATCGTCCAGATGCAGTGGCAGATGGCTTGCACCGGCAGGCCCTGGGTGGACTACGTCAGCTACAATCCAGACTTCCCGCCCGCGATGCAGCTGTGGGTCCAGCGGGTCCTGCGCGATCCCCCCGAAATCTTGAACCTGGAGGGCGAGATCACCCGCTTCGTGCGGGAGCTGGAGCAGAAGCTCGACAAGCTCCAGCGCAGCTACGGCTACGCGGAGGCGGCATGACCGGCGTCTTTAGCATCGCGCCGCTGCTCGACCGGAGTTTGAGGACCGCGCGCTTCGACCCGTACGAGCATGTCCTCGTCGCCAAGATCAGGGCTGGCCAATATTCGGCTGACCTGTGGGACTGCAACGGGCTTCTCCTCGACTATCCGCAACGCATCGGCACGCCCTGCTACCGGCAGGTTTCGGCGTTCGTGTCGCGCTACGTCAGGACGCCGGAAGAACGCAAGGCCTACGATGAGGAACGGCGCGCGGCGTGGCGAGCTGACGCGGCAGCGCGCGCCGAACGCGCGGCAGCGCGCGCCGCCGAGCGCGCCGCAGCGCAAGAGAGGGAAGCGAAGCGGAACGAAGAGCGGGAGCGCGTCAAGCGTGAATGGGTCGAGCTGCGAGCGAAACGGGAGGCCGAGGCGGCCGAACGCGCCGCCGAGTGGGAGCGGGAGGGCAAACTCCGCGCCGCCGCCCAGGCGCGGGCCGACGCCGACGTGCGGATGCGGACCGCTCAATGGCACGAAGACAAGGAACGCATCCTCAACGGTCATTGGGAATGCAATCGTTGCAAGGTCCGCTCGACCATCCAGCCAGTCGCCACCGGCTACGTCCTCCGCTGCCCAAGGTGCGACCGCACCTCATGGACGCCACACGAAACCATGGTGGCGATCGTCACCCGCAACATCCAGCTTGAACCCCTAACCGCCGGGTAAAGCCCTTGCATTGTTTCATGTGGAACGGCTCGCAGATGGTTCCGGTGAGGCCCGACGCTGCGCGCGGCGCCTACGAGCTGGGGAAACGCTATTGGCTCGACGAGGTGAGCGAGCGGAGCTGGATCAGCCACGCGCATGAGTTCGCCTTCATCGCCCAGGCCTGGGACAATCTGCCTGAGACGCTGATGGACCTCTACCCAACGCCGGAGCATCTGCGCAAAGCCGCGCTGATCGCCACCGGATGGTGCCGGGAGACGATCATCGAGGCAGGCAGCAAGCCAGCGGCGCAGCGCGTCGCGGGCTACGTCAAGCAAGACGACGAGTTTGCCCATGTCGTCGTGCGCGGTCCCGCTGTGTTCGTGCGTAAGGCGCGCAGCCAGCGCATGCGCGGCCTCGACCGGATGGGCCGCAAAGAGTTCGAGGACAGCAAGCAAGCCATCCTCGGCTGGATCAGCGCATTGATCGGCGTCTCGGCCGACGACCTGAAGGCGGCGGCGGCATGATCCGCATTTCGTTCTCGGCGGCGACGGCGCGCAAGATCACGACCCGCGCCACCGACCTCAGCGGGCGCATCTGGTGCGAGCTGTGCGGCGCGGGATGCCCGACGCGGGCCGACTACGAGATCGACCATTGCGTGGCTGAGGGCATGCAGCCGGTGGGCGACCCTCGCCTGCCGCTCAACCCCGAGGACGGCAAGCTGCTCTGCCTCGCTTGCCACGACCGCAAGACCCGGCGCGACGTGCGGGAGATCGCCAAGACGAAGAGGCTGGAAGGCAAGCACCGGCCGATCGAGGCCGGGCCGAGCGAGATCGCGCGGCGCTATCGGATCAAACAGGAGCCCCACAGATGAAGGATTACACCGAACGCAAAACGGCTCTGACGCCGCAGGAGAAGCTCCGCGTCGTCGTCGCGGTCCTGGTCGACGGCATGGAGCAGCAAAGGGTGGCGAACCTGATGGGCGTCAACATTGCCCGCGTGAACGAGATCGTGCAGGCGGTCCGCAAGCTCTTGGAGGCAAAAGATGAAGCCGCTCGCCCTCGCCCTGATGGTCCTGGCTTCAACGCCGGTCGAGGCGAAGACCTGCCACCGATTTAGCCATTGGGCCTACCCCTGGCGGCAGAGCTGCGGCGTGGTTGTCAAATCGGCCCGGTTTTCGGCTTTGGTTGCGTCGGCGCGAAGGCAACCGCACCGGCCCACCAGCGAGCCCGACATTCCCCTTCCCAGCCTCGCCAGGGCCGATTGCGATGGGGGCGAGGCGGATGAGGCCACACGCGGTCGGCTCCTGCTGCGAGCCGCCGTAGGGGCGTCTGATGACCGTTAAGGCGCACGGCCCGCTCTTGGAGGATTACAAGCGGGCGATCAAAGCCGCGAAGTGGGCGGGCTGGAAGGCCGTGCGCGTCGAGGTCGGCAACGGGGCGACTATTGTACTCCTCGCTGACGATACTTACCTGGAGCGGTTGGAACGGTTGCATTCTCCCTCACAGGATTTAAAACCTGAGGAGGAGAAGCCGAAGCCGAAACTGGTTTGGTAAGGGAAAACCACAAATGTCTAAGCGTAGAGAAAAAGGCGTCTGCCAGGAGAAGAACTGGCGCACTGGCGCAACCGTTTGGTACTATCGCGAAGGCCAGGGCAAGCGCGTGCGCCTCCCTGGCTTGTTCGGCTCACCCGAATTCAACGCCGCCCTGATCGCCGCCAAGCGCAGCGCCTTGGGCGTCGGCGGCCCGGCGCCCGTCAAGGGCAAGTTAGCCCCGCAGGACCCGGCCTCGTTCGCGTGGCTGGTCGAGAAGTTCCTCGCCTCCGAGGGACAGCGCGCCATGTCTGAAATCACCCAGAAGACGAGGCGCAACGTCCTCAGGCGTATCGCCGTCAACTGCGGCTCGACGGCGTTCCGCGAATTGACCGATACCGACATCAGGACGCTGCGCGATCAGATCGCGTCGGGCGGCAAGCCCGCGATGGCGAACTGCGCGGTCGCCATCCTGCGCGTCATGTTCGGCTGGGCGGTCGAGGAGGCGAAGCTGCTTGAGCGCAACCCCTGCCTGGGCGTCAAGGCGATGAAGTACCAGGGCGGCACCAACTACGTCTGGACCGACGAAGACATGGCCAAGTTCGAGGAGGCCTATCCGCTCGGCACCCGCGAACGGCTCGCCTATGCGCTCCTGCTCTACAGCGGGCAGCGCAGCGGCGACGTGGTCAACATGGGCCGCCAGCACATCAAGGACGGCTGGCTCTCGACGCCCCGGCAGGGCAAGACCGGCAAGTCGGCCGCCGTGCCGGTCCTGCCGGTCCTGGCCGAGGCGATCGCCTCCCTTCCGACGGGCAATCTGAGCTTCCTCGTCGGCGACGACGGCGCTCCGCTTCAGGTGTCGAGCTTCGGGCGCTGGTTCCGCGCCGCCTGCGACCGGGCTGGCGTGCCGGAATGCACGCCCCATGGGCTCAGGCATGCGGGCGCCACCCGCTTGGCCGCGCGCGGCGCCAAGGCGTCGACGCTGGTCTGCATCTACGGGTTCACCCTGGCGATGGCCGAACGCTACACCCGCACCGCCGAGCATAAGCGCACGGCGCTGGAGGACATCCACCTCCTCAACCACGTCGCCTGATGCCGGTCGAAGGGGCCGCCAGTTCGAAAGAGCTGGCGGCCCTTTTCATAGCGGCTCTGTGAAATAGATTTTTCTCTCTTTCAGATTTTGCCCCAGGAGGAGTTGATGACTGTGAGCGACGAGCTGGAACGCATGCTCGACAACGCGGGCGCGCACGCCGAGAACCTGCTGATCGACCAGCACGAAGACGAGCTGCTCCCGTTCTTTCACATGATCACCGCCGACGGCGAGAACATCCTCGCCCCGACGCCATGGCGAGACGAGGACGACAAGCGGGACATGCTCGGCTCGATCCGCTTGTTCATGCGGATGAAGAACGTCGTCCGCTACAGCGTCGTCAGCGAGGCCTGGGCGGCCAGCCAGCCGAAGGACTGGAAGCCCGGCCAGGACATCAGTCCCATGCCGTCCGAGCGCCCCGACCGGCGGGAGATCGTCATCGCCATAGCCGCCGATAAGGAGCGCACCGTCAGCCGCTCATGGGACATCGTGCGCGGCGAGGCGGGCTCCATCGTCAAGCTCCAGCTCGACAAGGACTTCGCCGGAAGCCAAGAGGGCCGCATGGGGAGCCTGCTCAAGTGAGGGGTCCCGGCAAATACGATGATCTCGCCACGACGGTCCGCGAACAGGCGAAGGCCAACGGCGTCATCGTCATCGTCATCGGCGGCGACAAAGGCACAGGGTTCAGCGTCCAGGGCGGTGTCGAAACCCTGCTCGCCTTGCCGACAATATTGCGCTCGACGGCTGATCAGATCGAGCAGGACCTGAAGCAATGACCAAGCCGCGCGATCCCAACTGCTGCCTGTGCGGCCTGCCCTACGAGCGCATCGGCAACAACCCAGCGCCCTTGTCGCTGAAGAAGGGCGACCGCTGCTGCGACGCCTGCAACGAGGTCGTCACCGGAGCGCGCATCGATCCGGTCGGAGTGGCGGCTGAGATCAGGCGCATCATGGAGGCAATTGCGCGCATGAACCCCAAGGGCGTCGTGACGAACCGAACCGCCATCGCGGCGATGTGCGCCGCGCGCGGCCCTGGCCTCCTGGCCGAAAAGAAGGCGCAGCTCGCCAAGCTCCACGCGCTGATCGAGGCCGAGAAGGCGAAACTTTAATCCCTCACAGATTTTTGGTGAGGGAAAAACGCTCGCAAACCCTTGCGATCGTTGGGGTAAATTCCAAGGGCGAATTCAAATAAGAAACGCGTCAATTGAGCAAAAACAAGGGCTTAGGCAAATGTGAGGGAAAAGAGGCCTCTCTGAAACCCTTAAGCTTTTTGTCAGCCCATCCCTCACCTAAACATCCTGCTTGGCCAATTCGGCGAGGAGCTTTCGGACCATGTTGATGGTGTGTTCCGTCGCCTCCGCGCGGACCTCGACCGGCGCGCAGGCGAGCGACTTCGCCAGCATGTAACTGAGCGCGGCGGTGCAGAGAACGCCGGGCTGGTCGTTGAGGATGGTTTCGAGCGCGTCGGTCAGGCTTTTGAGCTTGGCGTCGCGGTGGGGATCGTCGGCGGGGTTCATCTGATCCAATGCACCAGGAGGCCGCCGACCGCCGCGCCCGCGATGAAGACTGCAGCCCCGGCGCCGACCGCCTGGATGATCAGACGCGGCCCCTCGAACGCCTTCATCTGCCGCACCTGCTCGGTGCGCGCCTCGATGTCGAGCAGCAGCAGGTCCCACTTGGCGCGCTGCTCCTGCTCGGTCGATGGGATGGCAACGCTCATGGTCAATTCCTATATGATGGCTTCGTGATATCTTCAACTGGTAAGGGAAACCCTAATGATCGCCTGGATTGGTCTAATCGCCTTCGCGATCGTGCTGTTGGCGCTCCTCTATTCGCCGCGCCGATGGGTGAAGGCTGCGGCCTTCGCCTGCATCCTCGTCATGGGCGCCGCCGCCCTGGCCGGGCTGCACCTCTACTAAGCTACCACTGATCAGGCGGCGGGCCTGCGCTCGCCGCCCGCAGCGCCGCCGTCCCGCCGAGCGTCAGGTTCCTGATCGCCTGCTGCGCCACTGGCGAGTTGATGACGTTCTTGGTCGCCTCCTGCGCCCATTTTCCAGCTTCGTTGTACCCTGGAAGCCCAGCCATCTCCACGGTTGCGTTGGCGAGTTCGCGATAGAGATCGCCGCCGCCGACGAATGTATGGCCCAGCCAACCTCCGGCCAAAGGCCCCCCAAGCGTTACGCCTCCTCTGGCAAGCCATGGCGCGACCACAGGAGCAGCCTTGCCGAGGATTGTGCCGCCGTAGCCCGCAGCCGTCCCCACAGCCGTGTCCTCGGCGATCTTCTTCGCGCCCGCCTGATCCGGCACCCAGTTCGGTTGCGAATTGTAGCTCTTGAGCGCCGCATGCAGCCCGCCTGCGAGGCCGGGACCCGCATAAGGAACCGCGTACAACGCGTTCGTCGGGCTTAAGGCGCCGCCGACAAAATCCGCGCTCCCCGACGCCAGCGGGCCAGCCCTCTTCCGCGCCTCCTCGGCCGCCGCCCTGAGGCCCGGTATGGTGCCTGCAAAGGCCTCGTTCCCAGCGATGTTGTTCCAGTCGGTCACCGACTGCGGCGCGGTCAGCGCCGGGCCGCCCTTTGACCAAGGGTTGTTCCAATCGATGCCCCAGCCAGGACCAGCGGGCTGCTGCTGGCCGCCGCCAGTCTGCTGCGGCGTCGCCTCCTTCGCTGCCGGTGGGCTCGCCTGGGTTCTAAAACCGCTCTCGCCGGGGAAGGTGTCGGGCGTCTTAGGCGCTGGGGTGGGGGCGGGTGGTGGCGACGCAGCCGTGGCCACGGGCGCTGCGGTCGTGGTGGTAGGCGTGGCCGCCGGAGCCGTTGGAGGCGGTCTGAAGTAGCTTTCGCCGGAGAAGATGTCGCCACCGGCCATTTTATCCCCCCGCGTTTTGCAGCGGCGTCGTGTCGATGTTGTTGGCGCGCGCGACCTTGATCAGGATTTGGCGTTCCGCCGCAGGGTCTTGCGCCGCCTTGATCTTGGCAGTCGCCTGGGCGACCTGATCGGGCGACATCGGCGTAGGCTTCTTGCCGAAGGGGTACATCGAGCCACCCTGCAGGTAGGCGGGATCGATCAAGGGCTTGGTGTAGTCGGGCGCGTCTTCCGCATGCCCGCTTGCGCCGAACGCGTTGCCGGTCGCGGTGTCGGTGGAGATGATGGTCGATTTCGCCCCGTTTAGCCAATCGTCGTAGGGCTTCCTGACGTTCCCCAGGCCCCCCAAGCCCTGGCCGATCGCGTTCACGTCGCTGACGCCGCGCTTGGGCGCACGGGTGCCGAGCGTGCCGAGCAATTGCTTCGGATCGGACGCCTCCCTGATCTTGTCGAGAACAGCCTTATCTTCGGGCGAGAGCAATGCGCCCGTCACATTCTGCGTCGTCCAATCTTTCGGATCGCCTGAGAGGTACGCCTGCGCGCCGTCAGCGTTCAGAGCATGCTTCAGCTTCGCGACCTGCGTAGGATCGTAGTCGTCTGGATTGTTGGGGTTGCCGCCCGGCTTGAGGCCGATGATCGAGCCGATGCCGTTGCGCACGTCGGTGAGGTTCTGCGTGTACCCCGTGCGCTTGTCCATCGCCTCCGTCTGGTCCTTGGTCAGTTGATCCTGCTGGGCCTTCCAGAGGGCGAACGATTGCGGATCGTCGTTGCCCCATGGCACCGGCTTGCCGGGGTTCTGCTGGTTCCAAATGATCTTTTCGTTGCGCCAGCTCTGCGTCGCCGCATCGCCGCCCATTCCGGCGTTGAGGATGAACGGCAGTTGGTTCTTGTTCCAATCCGCCTCGGCGTCGGCCGGGCTCTGTCCTTGGGCGATTGCGCTCTTGATGAAGATGTCGTGCTTGCCCTGGATGTCGCGCTCGGTCGTCGTCGGCTCCAACGCCTTGACGAGATCAGGACCTCGCCCGGCGAGAATTTCGGAGCGCACGACGGCCGGGTCCATGTTGAGCTTGGCGGCGATCGCGGGCGCCTGGGCGAGCAGGCCCTGCTGCCCAGCCATCTGCTGCTGCGTCTGATTGAGGCTGATCAGGTTGCCCACCATGGCGCTGGGATCACTATTGCCGACGCTCCCCATGATGGCGCGCGCCATCTCCGGCGAGGAGTGGTTGGCGGCGATGATCGCCAGCCCTCGATTGAACTGATCGTCGGCCCGGTCCCGCTCATACATCTGCGTGTAGAGGCTCATCAGGTTCGGCGGATTGGCGAGCGCGCCGTAGCTCGCCGCCATGTCGGGCGACGATTGGTAGGCCATCGGTGAGGGCGGCGTGCCTGGGGGCGGCGCAGCGCCTGGGGCCACGTCTGGCGGTGGAGGGGCCGGAGGAGCCGCAGGCGTGGCCCCAGGAGCCCCAGGAGGGGCAGGGGCGGCATTGGCAGGCCCAGGAGGCCCTGGAGGCGCTACAGGCCCTGGCGGCGGCCCTGGAGGCCCTGGAGTGGGTCCCTGCGGCTGCTGGCCAGAGAGTATGGCCGCGATCTGCTGCGCGGGGTCAGGCTGGCCGAGGTGGAGAAGAGAGGCGATGCCCGGCATGGTTTTACGTCCCCTGCGGCCTTCCTTGGATTGCCCGAAGATTGTTCAGGAAGTTCTGGTTCATCCCCACGCCAGCGCCCGCCTGCTGCAGGAAGGCGTTGTTGACGCCGCCGCTGGGTTGCGTCCCGGTCGCCAGCGGCACGGTCGCGCCGGGCGTCACCGGGTTGCCGGGGTTGGCCAGGGCGTTGATGGCGGCCTGCCAATTGTTCGGGGCGGCGCCCGCCTGCGGGGCGGCCTGGGGCGCGGCGGCGGCCTGCTGCTGCTGCGGCGCGGGCATGTAGGCGTATTGCGCCGGGACGTTCGTAGGCGTGGCCGAACCGTAGTTCTCGCCGCTTGGGAGCTGCCCGCCAGGGCTGGTCTGGCGGTACTGCATCTGCTGCTGCGGCGCCTGGGGAGCGGCGGGCGTCGAGTTGAGGCTTAACCCGCCGGGGTTCGCCTGCGCCCAGTTCTGATAGCTCTGGATCGGCTGGCCGGTGGCGGCGTTGACCGGGCCGCCAGCGCCCGTGTTGTACGTCGGCGGCCACGGCATGGCGGCGTTGTTGAAGTTGGAAAACTGGTTCGATATCTGGGACGGCTCGAACATAAACGGGTTCGTCATCCACATGTTGGTCAGGGCGTTGGGGTCGTTGGCCATCGGTCAGCTCCCTGGAGGCCGGGCGTACATGCTGTAGGGATCGAGCGAGCCCGTCATCATCGCCATCTGCAATTGCGAGGGCGAGTTCAGCGTCGTCCCCGGCATCGACGGCATGCCGGTCGCCTGACCCGGCTGCTGCATCTGCGCCTGCTGCGGCGTGGGCTGCATGCCCATCGTCGGGGTGAAGGATGAGGCCCCGGCGATCGGCGGTGACGACATGCCCCACTGCGCCATCCGCTGGGCGAGGTCCTGCTGGGCGATGCGCTGGCCTGTCACGTTCTGGCCGCCCGGCCCCAGCATCATCGGACCGCCAGCGGAGCCTGAGCCCATAGCCGGTTGAAGGTTGAACGCTGGCGGCTGCTGCGTGGGCGAATTGTTGGTGAAGGGCTTCATCGCGTCCGTCGCGGACTTCAGGCCGCCCGCCAAGCCGCCTGGGGCCGGAGCCGCGCCTGGAGCCGCAGCCGCGACCGGCGAGCTATTGATCGTCGTGCCCGGCGTAGCAGGCGGATCGGCGGTCCCCGCATACGCAGTTCGGAAGCCCGCCGAATTGCCAGGACCATTCTCGACCATGCCGATCGCCGAAGCGACCTTGGCGCGGATCGAGGGATCGCTCATGTCGATCTTGTCGTTGGGACCGACGCCAAGCGCCTTGGCGATCTGCGCGCCATAAGAGTTCGGATTGTTGTTGTCGCTGGCTGGCGCCCAGGTCGAGGCGATGCCGAGCGGCGTGTTGATCCCCTTACCGCCGTAGCTCTTCAGGTTGGCGTCGAGCGCGGCCGCGCCGTTCTGCGGCGTGTCGAAGATGGCGAACTTGCCGTCAGTCCCTTTGTAGCCGGGCAGGCCTTGCACCCAGGAGCTGGCGACGAGGTTGCCGGGATTGTTGTTGCGCATGCCGCGCGCGCTGGGGTTCACGCCAGCGAACATGAGCGGCCCAGGCGTCGGCGTGCCGGGCCGCGACGGCTGGCTGCTGTACGAGCCGCTCGCCCCCGCGCCGCCGCTCGATCCGCCGCCGCCTGCGCTCATCAGCGTGTTGCCAGCGGTGATGACGTTGTTCCAGTCGCCGGTCGCGGCGGCCTTGATCAAAGGAGCCGCCTGGGACTGGCTCAGTTCGTAGGGGACCGCCTGATAGTGGTTGTATTCGGCCTTGTTGTCGGGACCGTAGGGATTGTAGATGCCGTGGCTTTGGGCGATCTCATAGAACTTGTGCGCCTCTGGGCTCCCCGGCGTGAAGCCTGAAATGTCGCTCGCCAAGCCGTAGCTGTGCAGCGACCGGCCCGAGGCGTCGAAGCTCGATCCGGTTTGTGTCGGCAGGCGATAACCGCTCGCAAGGCCGACATGCAGGCCCTGATTGTTGGCGTCGCGCAGCGTTGCAGCGAGCGCGGAGGCCCAGGCCGGATTGAAGTTCGACGTGTCGCCCGCCCGGTTCCGGTTGGCGCTGAGTGACGACAGATAGGTGAGATCGTCGTCAGCCACCGAGCGCGCCTCTCATCTTCGGCATGCGCGTTGGCTGGCGCATCTTCTGCGGGCGCATGTTCGCGCCCATCGCGCCGGTCATACCCATCGGCGCTGGGGGCGCTAACGCCCCTGGCACGCGCGTCGTCATGCCGCCGCCAGCGCCCGGCATCGCGCGCGGCCGGATCGCTGGCATCGGCGGCAAGCCGCCAGGAGCCCCGCCCATGCCCGGCATGCCGCCGGAGCCTCCAGCGGCGTTGAGCGCGCTCATGTTCACGCCATGCATCGGCTGTCCCGTCGGCTGATGGATGCCGATCGTGGTCACCGCATGCGGCGCAACCTTCATCACGTCCTCGGCCATCGGGCCGGAGACTTTGGGATAGCTCTTCGGATCGCCCTTGTAGCGGTACGAGTAGAGCGGCAGGCCGGTCTGCGGATGCGTTCCGATCGGCGTGATGTCGGTCTTCAGCGCCGCGTCCGAGCCGCCGAACAGAGAGGACAGCGCGCCGCCAGAGCCAAGCATGGAGCCGGGGCTGGTCAAGCTGCCGAGCGCCTGCATGCCGCCGTAGATGTCGCTGGCGATCGAGGGCTGCTGCGTCGTCGTCTGCTGGCCGGAGGACGCGCCCATCGTGGTCGAGCCGTAGGGCGTCATGCCAAGCGCCGATTGCAGGACGCCGAGCTGCTGGCCAGGGTACTGCTGCGCTTGGTTGAACTGGTTCATGTTGGCGTTGATTTGGTTCTGCGCCTGCGTCTGCTCCTGGCCGCCAGCGGTCGAGAGTTCGAGGAATTGCTGCCGCTGATTGGTCTGCGCGTCCTGGCCGAGCGTGCCGAGGCCCTGGCCCGCCGCGATCATCGAATTGATGTTTTGCTGATTGGCGCTCTGGTTGGCGATCTGAGCCGCTTGGTTGTTGGCGATGTCGGTCGTCGCCTGCCCGACGGCCTGACCGTAGTTCTGGCTCTGCAGCTGCGCATTCATCTGGGCTTGGCCGAGCGCGCCCTGCGCCTGCGCCACGCCCTGCTGCACGCCCTGGCGAGAGCCGCCATAAGCGTTCGCCGCAGCGGCTTGCCCCTGGATGCCAGACTGCTGCTGGCCAAGCTGTTGTTGGGCGATGGCGTTGCTTGAGTTGATCACCTGCTGGGTGAACGGGTTCATGTAGGGCTGCAGGTTCGTGCCAGCGAGCGTGTTCGGCGTCACCTGCTGCGCGGGCGTTCCGGCGGCGGTGAGGTAAGCGGCCTGCGAGGCGTTGAACTGATCGGCCCCTTGCGCACCCGATGTGGCGGCCAAATTCCAGGCCTGCTGCATCTGCGGACCCACGTCGGCGACCTGCTGGCCTGAATACTGAGTAAGGGGCCTTGAGGCGACGTTTTGCGCCAGAGCGTAGTTCTGCTGTGCAGCTTGGTTCACCCACGGCGGCAGTTGCGTCTGGCTGACGTTCTGCTGCGAGGATTGCTGGGTCGTCGAGCCGCCGCTGCCCATGTCACAGTTCCTTCTGCCAGAGGAAGCTCCGGCTCTTCAATTTCCAACCGAGCGCGTGGCCATGTTCAAGCCAGCCGCGTCGGCCATGCGTCGCGACGAGCCCGACATCGATCTTGCGCGCGAAGGCGAGAACCTGATCGTTGAGCGCCGCCGTGTCGCCGAGGTCGCCGACGATCGCCAGGACCTGCAATTGGCGGGCGCGCGGGTACTGCTGGATTTCGGTGATCGCCCAGGAATTGTTGGCGGCGAACGATTGCATCCGCCCATCCTCGATGCGGGTCATGATGTCATCGAGCAGATAGAGCCCACCCATGCGGTCGAGGACGCGCGCCATCTTCTGCTCGTAGCCGATCACGGCTGCACTCCTGGCGTCAGTTGGGTCTGATGCAAGGTTCCATTGTCGTCGATCGTGATCTTCCACACGGTCAAGCCGGTCTGGCTTTGCATCAGGAGCGCAGTCGCCGCGCTGTTGGTTTGCACCGACGTATTGAAATTGTTCTGGCACCACAGCGCAAGGCGGCGCAGGTAGTCAGCCAGCGCCTCATTGAGGCCTGGGACCGAGGGGAGCTGCGGCGGCGACGACATCATGCGCGGCATCAGCGTTGCCCTCGCTGCGCCACATCGATCAGGCTCTGGCCGATGGTGAACGGCGTCACCGGGTTGGCCTTGACGCTACAGCGCAGCCGCATGTCGCGGGCGGTGGTGCGGAAGTCGAGGAAGCCGTCTGGCCGGATCAAGACCGGCGGCGTGATCCCCTCAACTTCCTTACCGAGCCGGGTCATGCGGGTGTAGAGCTGATATTGCAAGTTGGTCGGATCGCCGTCGAGATCGATCAGCATCTGCTTCAGCGTGGTGAGATTGCCGCCGCTCGACAGGTTGAGCGAGAACGTGTCGGCCCAAGGCAGATCGCAATCGTTGTAATAGATGCCGCTCTCATGCCGGTAAGCCTGCAGGCCGTCGGCGAAGATCGACGACATCGTGTAGCTCGACGTGATCACCGCCGAGCGCGACATCTGACACTGCGACCACCAGCCTTCGCGATAATTGTAGATCGCCGCGCGCGTGTTGGTGGTCAGGCCGTTCTGCGGATAGAACCACCAGAACTCATTGAACGCGCCGAGATGCCCGGCGCAGGCCTGGAACCGGCTCTGCATGGTGTCGATGTCGTCAGTGATCCAGGTGCGGATCTGGCACGGGACCGCCGTGATCGAGGTGCCGTCGAAGCTCCACATCCCCTGCTGCGACATCCACATGATCTGCTGCGAGGTCGAAGCGATCGACTGCGGGCTCCACGGCGTCACATCATCGGCCAGGACCTCGTCGTCGTAGACGTAGGGCAGGCCGAGGTAGCGCGTCACGTAGGCCCGCTTGCCGGTGAAGAAGAGGACGAAGCCAGAGCGCCCGGCATGCGCAGCGATGATCGGCGAAGCGGGCTCGATGTCGAGATAGCCAGCCTGATTGGTGACGGAAGAAAAATTCCAGTCGGTCGGGTCCTCCTGGTCGCTCCAACCATATCGGCGCCCAGGCGCAGTCGGGCCGCCGGTCGTGCCGTCGTTGTACATGCCGAAGATCATGCAGAACCGATCGGGGGTGATGACGAACAATCGCCCCAGCGGGCTCATGCCCGTGTCGCCGCCGCCATCGGTGGCTGGCACCTGGGTGAGCAGTGTCCCGGCTGGGGCGGTCGGGTCCCACCACAGGAGCCTGCCATCGGACGACGCCATCACCATGAGGATCGAGCCCATGTTGTCGATCGAATAGGCTGGCGGCAGAACGGTGAGCGAAATCTCGGAGCCCGCGCCAGGGCGCGGCGGCGTGCCGTACAAGCCGTCGCTGTAGTCGCCCACGCTGTAGCCGTCGGTCGGCGTGGGCGGCGGCGCCATGCCGCCAGTCGGCGTGATGTCGGTCAGCGTCCCTTCCTTGTCGACATAGACGTTCGTCTCGCACAAATAGGCGACATAGACCTGACCGTTGAGGTCGTACCAAGTGTGAATGCGGCGAACGCGCGAAGCGAACGGCGTGTCGTAGGTGATCAATTCCTGGCCGCCGAGCGGCTGCATCTGGCCTTCGATCCAGCGCACCGCATTGACGGCGGACCAATTCGACGAGCGCATGCGCTTGGTCGGCATGGCGACCACGCCGGGCGGAAGCTCAAGCGGTTGGAGCTGGCCTGCCATCACGCCGCCCTGATGATCTTGTTGCAGGCGATATACGGAGGCATGTTGTTGTGCGCTCCGTCCGATCCGGCGGCGGAAAGAGAAATCCCGGTCGCGGCGCCATAAATGCCGATGCCGGTCCCGGCGGCGGCGATGCTGATGCCGGTCCCCGCCGGATTGATGTTGGCGTATTGCGCCTGGATTTGGACGTTCGGCTGCGCCGACGAGGTCGTGCCAGTTCCGACCGCCGCGCCGCTGCCTGACTGCGCTCCCGCGCCCGGCGATGGAAGGGTGCCGCCGACGGTATGGTTGTGCGCGTCCTGCGAGGCGCCATGGCCGTGCGGCGACTGAGGATGGTTGTGGGTAGGATCGTTGACGCCATGGCTGTGGGTGGGGTCTGAGACCCCATGCGCGTGCGTCGGATCGTTGACGCCGTGGACGTGCGAGGGCATCTCGGCCGGGACGAGGACATGCGTCGCCTCGCCGCCGGTCGCGCCCAGCGGATAGGTGGCGTTGGCCCCGATGGTGAATGCGCCGCTGGCGGGAGGAACGGCGAAGGTCGTCACGCCGTCGCCGCCAAAACGATTGCCGAGCAGCGCGGCGAGCTTCGGATAGGTGGCGATCTGGTAGACCGTGCCGTCGATGAACAGCCAGTTGGTCGGCGCCGTGTCGCCCCAATAGTCGCAGCTCGATCCGATCGGCATCGCCTGCCGCATCATGTCGTCGATGCTGTCGAGGTCGGCGTTGACCTTGGTCCCCCAGGTGTCCTGAGAGCTGCCAACCTCAGGCTTGACCCAGGCGAAATTGGTGGTCTGCGTGTCAGCCATCGCCTGTCCTCACCGGGGTCTGCGCAGGCGCTTCGTAAGCGTCGATCGTGTAGTTCCCCTCGACGATCGCGGCGTAGTGCCGGTTCAAGGGATCGGTCGGCACGAACGCCTCGATCGGCCCGACGAAATCAGCGGCGCTTTCGCCCTCGTCGAGCGTCACTCTGATCGTGGTTTCTTCGGGAGATGTGTAAGTGAGTTGCATGGTCAGAAGTCCGCGTCCGCCGAGATGGTCACATCAAGTATTCCAGTCCCGGCGCTCGTAATAGCTCCGTAAGCATAAGCGCCATTGAGCGAACTAAGTGCTACGGAAGTGATCGCACCGAGATTGCTCGAAGCGTTGCCAAGAAGCGCCAGCGTCGGCGTTGCGCGCATCGTTGCCGGGAAATAACCAGAGAAGAAGATGTTGCCAGTCGCCACATTGTAACCGCCGCCGAAAATCTCAATTCGTGTGTAATACCGCTGGCAGTCGATCAGATTGTCGCTGTACTTCTTGAACTCCGGCTCGGCGTTCTGCGCCGCCGCGCCCACCATCAGCGCCACGCCAGTGATCCCAAAAGTTCCATTGTTGGTTGCGGTAATGTTCACCGTGCCGGGAGCGGAATTAAACGATCCAGCGGTCCAGACACCAGCCGCCGTTTGAAGGGTCGAGCCGCAACCGATATTAAACAGCAAATATACGGCGACGGCGGTCGCGGCGAC